CTGCTGTATGTTCTGGTAAAATAAAACCAGGTGGAAAAAAGAAGAAAAAATCCAAGAGAAAATAATGGCTGAAGGTGGTCTAAGAAAATGGGTCAAAGAGAAATGGGTAGACATTGGAGCACCGAAGAAGAACGGCAGGTATCAACCTTGCGGTCGATCGAAGGGGAGCAAAAGAAAATATCCAAAGTGCGTACCACTTGCAAAAGCCACACGAATGACAAGTTCGCAAAAGGCGAGTGCTGTCAAACGAAAAAGAGCAGCAGGTAATCCTGGGGGAAAACCTACTAACGTTTCAACATTTACAAAAAGAAAAAAAATGGCATTTGGGGGTAGAGTCTAATGACAATTAGAAAAACTACAAAAGGTCCAGGTGCTAATTACAGACCAACAAAATCTGGAGCTGGAATGACAGCTAAAGGTGTAAGAGCTTACAGGGCAGCAAACCCTGGAAGTAAATTAAAAACAGCCGTGACAGGAAAAGTGAAGCCTGGATCAAAAGCTGCTAATCGTAGGAAATCATACTGCGCTAGATCACTAGGACAATTAAAAAGGTCATCAGCAAAAACACGTAACGATCCAAACTCTCGTATCCGTCAGGCACGAAGAAGATGGAAATGCTAGATCGATTTATCTATAATTTTTTTGGTACTTTAGATACTCTTTCTAATTTCATTGGCCGTTTATTCGAAAGGAGAAAAAATGCGAAGAGCAATACTAGACGCACTAAGAGCTAGATACGAAGCTGATATTGCAGAAGCAGATGCAACTGCGAATATTTTTTTAGATAATTCAGTAGGTATCGGAGAACACCCACAACACATAGAAGAAGTTAATAAACAAGTTGAAAAGATAGCTGCAGCAAAAGAAAAGCTAGATGTATTAGACGAGTTTGAACCAGAAAGAGGAGAAGCACTATAATGGACTTTATAGATAAAATAAGAAAAGTAATTAAGATGAGACACGATGACGTTGTAGTTGCAATGACTAACGGTAATGTTGACAGTATGGAAAAATACCAGTATATGTTAGGGCAAATACGAACTTATCAGTATTTATTACAGGAAATATCCACCCTGCTAAAAACAAAGGAGCAAAATGACAGCGAAGGAACAATTATTAGCATCAAAACAAAAGATAGTTCTACCAAATAAAGAACTAGTTGGTGTTGAAAAAAAAGAGAAAAAAGAAATCAACGAAGAATCAAAACTACCAGAACCGACAGGTTGGAGAATTTTAGTTTTACCTTTTAAACAAAAAGAAAAAACTAAAGGTGGTTTATTATTAGCAGATGAAACAGTAGAACGTTCGCAAGTAGCATCAACTTGTGGATTAATTTTAAGAATGGGTCCACACTGCTATGATAAAGAAAGATACCCAGAAGGACCATGGTGTAAAAAAGGTGATTGGATTATATTTGCAAGATATGCCGGATCACGAATTAAAATAGATGGGGGTGAAATAAGACTTCTTAACGATGATGAAGTTTTAGCAACCGTGGAAAACCCTGAAGATATATTCCACGAATTTTAACAATCATAGGAGATACTATGCAAGAAGAAGAAAATAAAACAGTTGATATCGATACTTCCGGTCCCGAAGTAGATATTCAATTGCCAGAAGAAAAAACAGAAGAGGTTGCAGAACAATCACAAGAGGACAAAACATATGAAAACGAACGTGAAACAAAACTTGAAGACGGTGGTAGCGCCGGTGACTCATCTGAGAAACCTGTGGAGCAACCTGATGTTCAAGCAAGTGATCAACAAGAAGACAACAGTAAACAAGTTGAAGAGTATTCTGAAGGCGTTAAAAAGCGAATAGCTAAATTAACGAAAAGAATGCGTGAAGCTGAAAGACAAAAAGAAGAAGCTTTACGTTTTGCTGATAGTGTTAAAAAGGAAAGAGACCAATTTAAAACTACGGCAGATTCTTTAGATAAAAATTATGTTGCAGAAATGGAAGGAAGAATTACTTCTTCTATCGCAGCGGCTCAAGAAAAATTAAGAGCGGCTAGACAGAACGAAGATTCTAAAGCTGAAACAGAAGCTTTAGCTGCTATTTCTCAACTAGGTTATGAACAGGGTAAATTAGCTGAGTTAAAAACTCAACATCAAATGCAGGAAACTGCAGCTAAAGAAGTACTTGTTGAACAACCTCCATTATATCAACAACCGAGACAACAGGCTCAAACTCCTCCTGATCCAAGGGCAGAAGATTGGGCTAATGATAATGAATGGTTCGGTAAAGATAGTGCAATGACGTATACAGCGTTTGATTTGCATAGAAAACTTACCGAAGAAGAAGGAATTGACCCTAGGTCTAAAGAATATTATACGGAAATCGACAAAAGAATTAGGTTGGAATTTCCGCATAAATTTGATAAACCTATGGACAAACCGAATAGTAAACCTACACAAACCGTTGCCTCTGCAACGCGTAGTTCAAAGACTAGTCGTAAATCAGTGAGACTCACATCATCTCAAGTAGCAATTGCTAAAAAATTAGGTGTGCCGCTAGAAGAATATGCGAAACAACTTATGAACACGAAGGAGGTATAAGCATATGAAAAAAGAACAACCAACTCGTGCGAGCCAAGCAAGAAAAAGTGATTCAACAAAAGTTGAAGCACAAGCAAAAACGGTAGCTCCACAAGAGAGACCGAAAGTTTGGACTCCACCGTCGTACTTAGATACGCCCAACGCGCCAAATGGATATAGACACAGATGGGTCAGGACAGAAATCCTAGGATTCGTTGATACGAAAAACATACAAGGACGCTTAAGATCCGGGTATGAGTTAGTAAGATCAGATGAATATCCCGAAGAAGACTTTCCAACTATCGCAGATGGCAAATACGCAGGGGTTATCGGGCACGGAGGCCTTGTGCTGACAAGGGTACCAGAGGAGATCGCGCAGCAAAGAACTGAATACTATGCTAGACAAGCACAGGATCAGCAGGCTGCAATAGACGCCGATCTTGCGAAGGAACAGCATAAGAGTATGCCTATCAATGTTGATAGAGATACTCGTGTAACCTTCGGTGGCTCTAAGAAAAGTTAATTTTTTAACAATTCCTAAACCAGCGAAATATATAAACCGTACTGGAGGCCCGTAAGGGCAGGTACATTTAAGGAGAAAACGTATGGCTAACGCTTCAACAACTGGGTTCGGTTTAAGACCCATTAAAAAAGTTGGTCAGACAGATAACGTAGGTGCTCTTACAGAGTACAGCGTTGCAGCTTCTTCTGCTTTAATTTCGCACGCAGCAATGGTGCAATTAACTGCGGATGGTGTTGTACTCGCTTCAGGAAACACAGATGCAAATAATCTGGGTACACTGAATGGCGTTTTCTATACTGATGCCGACACAAGTAAACCAACGTTTGCAAACTTTTCAAAAGCAAGTAACACTGCTACTGATATTGTTGCATTCGTAAACGACGACCCTAGACAGGTTTATGAAATCATGTCTGCGGACACTGCATTCAACCAAAATGAAGTTGGTGGATGTGCTGACCAGGTCGTGGCAGTAGGAACTACTCCGTTGTTCATTTCGAAATCAAAAATTTCGGCTACAACAGGTGCTTCTATTGCTCAACTTAAAATACTAGGTGTTTCTAGAGATCCAAATCATTCTGATACTACTGCTGAGGGCTTTGCTCTTAGAGTTATTATCAATGAGCATATCTTAGGAAATAACGTAGCAGGGATATAATAGGAGTATATAATTATGGCTATATCACGAAACCAACTAGTTAAAGAACTAGAGCCAGGATTGAATGCACTATTCGGCCTGGAGTATAAACAGTATGAACAAGAACATGCTGAAATATACACAACTGAGTCATCTGACAGAGCTTTTGAAGAAGAAGTAATGTTAAGTGGATTTGCTCAAGCACAAGTTAAACCAGAAGGTTCTGGCATAACTTACGACAGTGCTCAAGAAACTTTCACAGCTAGATACACACACGAGACAATTGCTCTTGGGTTTGCTATCACTGAGGAAGCTATTGAGGACAATTTGTATGACAGACTTGCGTCTAGATATACAAAAGCTTTAGCAAGATCTATGGCTCAAACTAAACAAGTT